TTCATCTGTATTTATTCCTGCACTTTTAGGGTTCTTGGTCCAGCCACTGATAGGCCCGACCTTCGCGTATAGCTTTACTGATGCCTCTAATATCCTGTGCTGGAATATCTGGCCAACGAGCCTGGACTGCAGTGATGGGCCAGTCTCTAAATGCTCGCATCTGTTCCACTGTATATTTGTAAGCTCTGCGGCGTTGTCTGACCTGAGTTATACCTAATTTAGCCCATTCCTGGCGCTGATGTTCTCTAGCTCTTTGTGCCATTTCACTGGTGCTACCAGCCCCTAAATGATCTGGACGACAACAACGACCGTCATTGCATAGGTGTATGATATCCTGATTGGGTCGCAAACGACCGGGATTGGCGATCTGATACATTAATCTATGTGCTGTATACATGCGGTGACTGCGATTTGTTCGATCAAATACATGCACCATACCATAACCCTGGCGGTGTAACCCACCTCTAACCACATACCAACAGCCTGACTCCTGTTCTTCGATTCGGCCCTGTAAACGAGCTAGGTTGAAATATAATCCATCCACTGTGTCCGGATAACGGCTACGAAATAATTCTGGTCGCATACTTAAACATCCTATAATTGTGTATTTATTAACGAATTTGGATGTAATAAAAAGGAATATCTTTCACAATTAGGGTATTGCAGAATCTACTGGCATGCATGGGGTTAGTGAAGTTATAGACACGGCAGTGTGGGGTAGAGAATGAGGGTGGGGTATGTTCTGGATGTTCATATTGGTGTGGCACACGCACCTGGTAGCAACCCCGTCTATTTGTATAGCGTGGTTTAGCTCGCGCTGATATTGGCTCCGATGCTGACTCTTCGCCAATTTGATCCTGTATACACTGCCAGACAGACATTACCTGAATCTCCATTGCTGCAATAGCTGACATCTCCGGATGTAGCTGTTAGAGCTTGTAATTGAACTACAGTTTGAGGTGTAAGATTAACAATATTTTGAATATTTACTCGTTGTGTAGCACTATTTAAAGTAATGGCAGTATTGCTGGTGCTGGTAATATTGGGGTTGATCTGTGTGGTGGGAATTCGACCTGTGCTATCCAGGCTGGGGATGCCGCTTACTGCAGCACGACTGGCTATAATATTATTTACTGCAACCACTGCATCGTATAGATCGGGCCTAGCACTGGCTGGTGAGTCTGAGGTGCTGTCTAAATTCGTTGTGTTTATGCTGGTATTGGGCCATGCCATTTGCTCGGTGTCCTTTGGTTAATTAATTATAGTTCAGATCCAAATCTGCTAGATATTCAGTGCTGCCAGTGCGTGTTATACGCAATCGATCCACACTGGGTGCAGCGCCTGACAGTGTGATCTCACCACCACGGAATAGATATTGGCTGTTGGCCAATATTTGTGCACCTTCCTGAAAATAACCCGCAGTGACATAACCTGAATTCACATATAATTGTGCAGTAGTTGATGCTTGCCGTATCACTATATCTAGGCTATGACCCAGGGGTAAATTGGTGGGCACATTTAATGTGAGACCTGTGTTAGCCTGTATACTGTGAACTGGTCCCAGTGCGTAATTGGGTGTATAAGTGGCCACATTGGCTTCAGTATATACACCAGTGCTGGCCTGTATGATTTCATTTAGGGCCACAATGGCTGCATAGATATTCTGTCTACTGCTGCTGATACTGCCTGCAGCTGAATCTAGGTTAGCAGTGCTAATGTTAGCAGTGGGCCAGGTCATAATACATACCTTGCAATTAGTGCACCTGAAACTGCAGTTAATATGCCCACTAGGGCCAGGCTACCGGTAAGATAAGTTCGCAGTGTATTCTGGCGATCACGCTGTATGATATCACCAATGGTTTTTAGGTCACGAGCCATGTCAGTTAATCTCTGTTCAACTGCACATAGTCTAGTATACAATTGCTGGTATCTTTGTTCACAGGCATCTACATGCAGTGCAAGATCGGTGCTTTCTTGTGGCAAACTTATCTGTGTCATTGTTATCGCTTATAGGGTGGGCGTGGTGTTTTATTTCTTTTTTTCATATCGTTTCCTTTGGGATTTAGGTGCTGCCGATCTGGCAATACTGTAAGCTATGGCAACTGCTTGTGCAGCTGGTCGGCCTGCTCTGATTTCTGTTCTAATATTACTGGCAATAGTGCGTTTTCCGTAACCTTTTTTCAGTGGCATCGTATAGTCCCCATATATTTAAGTTATACTGACAATACCCAGTGTGGCATTGGCTGTGACACGGGGAAAACCCTGCACAGTAAAGTCAATACCAGCCACATCCACATTGGCCTTGCCCCAGGTATCTAGATCCTTTATGACCAATAAAACACCCGAGCTATTGCTGCTCAGCACATCCACATCATAGGCATTGGGACCATAAACACCAATGCTGCTCTGACTGCTTACATGTGTAACTAGGTTAATCTGTGTTACGGGCAATAATCTACCGTTCACTGTGCCCGATAGAGTGGCAGTATTTACATTGGTAAATGTTTCGCTCTGTGTGTCGAAATTCATCACAGTTTCTATTCGTTCCAGATAACTGCCTGTGATATTGGCTCGTGTTTTAATATAACGGCCCACCAGCACACCTGCTGGTTGTGCTGTATAGGTTACATTGTCCGTGCTTACCAAATAGCTGATGGTGCAGGTTCGTGGATCCAGGCTGCTGCCTCTATCAAACTCTGCGCTACTTATGGGATAACCTGCTCGACTCACGCCTAGGTCAATGGCATTACTGGTAAAGGTCCAGGTCTGGCTGTTGGTGGTCCAGGTGCTCCAATTTGCAGTGCCATTAGCCCAGGTCAGGCTCTGACTGGCCAGATTAGCCCAGCTCAGTTCCAATTCGTCAGGATAATAGCGGCGATCATGTATGGGCATTATGCAAATTCCGTTGTATTGGTATAATTGGTGGTATTACCGGTAGCCTGAACTGTGACCACTTCCTCTTCGGCAGCTGGACCAAATGTGCCAGCTGGATTACGAATTTGAACTCTAAATACATAAGTTCTACCGAATTCTAAACCAGTAATTGTATGTCGATATGCGGGCTCACCGTTAAATTCCGAATTCTGAACGGCTGGAACTTCTTGCCAAAAATTAAATGCAGCCTGGCTTTGCAATCTATATTCCATGACTAAGGTTGCAGCATCCTCCGTATATTTAACATATACATCCACTGCGGTTACTTGCCCTGTGCTGCGTTGTATTAGGTAACTTTCCGTGCTCAGGATTTCTGCTGCACTCAATGCACTAGGACTGGGATAATATATGTCTGCTATCTCACCACTGCCAGCTGCAGCACGAGTAATGGCTCTAGCATCGGGCACTATTTCTGGTTCTTCACCATAGATATTGTCATCATGTTCAGCTGCAATTATGCCAAATGTATAGTCTGAATTTACAGTAAGATTTGTTACGCGAAATTTACCATCTATAACTAATCCGCTGGGTGTGGTCTGCGTAAAACTGCTGCCTGGATAATTGCGTGTGCTATATCCATATTGTATGGTCACAATATCACCTATATCCAGGACGGCTGCACTGCTGTCTGCGGTTAGGTTAATGGTTTTACTGCGACTGCGGCTTCTTTGTAGAATTATTCTAGCCAAATTATGTGCAGTGGTCGCACTAACAATATGTTCTAAGGTTAAATCCAGCTGATTAATTCTATTGTTGTCTTCGGTCTGATACTGCAAATCCAGTGCACTGCCCGGAGTAGGATAGGTTAATTCTACTGCCTCATAGGTAGGATTATCAGAACCTATGCCACCTCCCATGTAGGTAATGACCACACGATTATATTTGGTCGTTGTGTTTTCTGCCTGTATGCTGATTTCACCTATGATATTGGTATGATTCAAGGTCATAACAGGATTACTTTCGATGGCATATACGCTGCCATCTATACCATTATCCTCTACGGCCAGTCTGAATCGGCCCTGACTGTAGGGCAAACTGCATCGCATATTTTGCAGCATGGTTTTTACATTATCCATGATCTTACGATCTGTAAAAATTACACTATGGCCTTCATGCCATTGTGATTGGGGTAATTGCAAATAATATTGATTTAGATTCCATTTATTGCCCGCTAGGAAAAAACTATTCCAATTAATTTGGTCATTGGGTAAACCTTTTCCATATAAGGGATTGCGTAGATAGTCTAATAAGTGGTCTACGGGATTAGCTGACCAGTATAAGTCAGTTTCATCCTCATAAGCTGTAGCGCGATCGGTTACTGGATAATCAAGATAATCTGCAGTTAATATTTTACGACCACGCAGGATAAAGTTTATTCTGGGTATACCACCACTCCAGGGATTGGCTTCGGCTTCTGCAGTGGAAGTTATGGCGGGATAGGTCAATCTAAATGCCACATAGGCAATGCCACCTAATAGATGTGCACTGGTCCAGGTATTGGTGCCTACGCCGCCCTGAATTAGACTGCTGGGCGTCTGATTGGCAGTTCCATGAAATACCTGAAATGTCACAATACCACTAAATCGGCCTGAATCCAAGGTATAAGTGGTGCCATGAGTGGTCTGGCCAGTCCAGGCTAACTGATCATCTATATACATACGCTCTATGGCATCAATTTCGCCTTCACATAATGTTAATACTAGATATAGATAACGATTGCTGTCACCGCCTGTGCTGACAAATACACGCTGTCCTCCCACTTTACGGCGACCATATATAACTGGTATGGCAATGTCTGTGCCCTGTAGATTATTAATAACAGCACCGTTCTGTGCTGCGGCATTTTGCACATTACTGGCACCTTCAAATATGTCAGGATTAATAATGGCTTTTAGAGTATCACCGGCCACTGTGCCAATTACTGCACCACCAATAACACCTGCTAGCACACCTATGCCTAATAATGGTGCAGCAAAGAAACCAATAACACCGCCAGCTATACCACCAATAATACTACCAAGACTAATCATTGTGCAATCTCCTAGTCAGGACCTGTCCTAGATAATGGAACCCCTGCTCCTGATATAGCATATTGGCGGTGGTGTTTATGGGTGTATAGTCGCCAATCATTAATTCCTGCGCATGCCAACGCTGTGCCCAATCAGCCATGTAATCCAAGATGGCTATGTAATTATCCTGGCGGCTTAGTGGGCTTTGTATATAGACGAATTCTACGCTGGCCTTTACTCCCTGACTAAAACATAGTGGTGCTAATAGCGCAATGGCAAACCCTCTAATTGCACCCTCATGTGTGAATACAGCCACTTCGGCTTCGGGTCTGATCACTGCAGTTCGTATAAAATTTAATGTTGTATCCCAGTCAAAACCATAATGTTCACCATAAGGACTGGCCATCCAGTATTCTCTGGCTAGGTCTGTAATGTTTTTAAGGTCGCCGGCCACTGCAGTTCTAATCATACACGACCCCAACGCAGATCTGATATCTCCACTGTGCTATATTGGAATCCTAGATCGCCCGGAAAGTGTCTTTGCTGACTGCCGGTATTGGTTCTGCGTCCTGCCTCACGGTCAAAATCATAAAACTGATTACTGGTATCAAAAGTAACAGTGGTTTCTGACTGACTGTCCTGGATACTGGCACCGGTAATTGTGCCACGATATATCAATATGGGATCTGCAATTAGGGCCAATGTGCTGGTATTAAAGAATTGTTTATAAATTGCAATAGGTCTATGCAAATAGTTGTCACTGAGTGCAACATCCACAAATAAATTGGTGGCTGCACTGAATGTTATATTCACATTGTTAATTCTAAGTTCAGTGCTTTCACCGAAACCACTGAATGCTATGAAATTGCCCTGACTGATATAGGTCTGACTGCCACCACTGGAGGCTGTGCTGGTTGTAATATCCCATAATGCTGTGGTCAAATATAGGGGCGTATCTAAACCAAATTCCACCAATTCACAACTAAGGTAATTGGTTGACTGTAAAGCTGTGTTTACGGCTGCGGTAAAAGTTCGCATTATAGGCTTTCCTGCAATTTAAGTGTAATTGCACTAGTATCACCCAGTCCAAAGTCATAGGTCTGATTACTATTGGTTAAAAATACTCTAAACAACACATTGTTATAGTTTACTGTAGTGCTGGAACCGGTTACTCCAGTTATTAGTGCTGGAAATATATTCAATACACCAGTGCCACTGCCGTTAAAGCTGACATCATCAGTTAATTGGTATATTTTTGTATGATTGCTGAATGTGATGAAGTCACCAGCTTTTAGTCCCTCACTGGCACTGACACCAGCTGTAGTGAATGCTGAACTGGTCCAGGCACTGGTGCAGGTTATAGCAGTGGCACCCGTGCTGGCTGAAGTGCCCACAGTTAGTGTAGCACTAACTGCCTGACTGGCCAACATGGCGGTTACTGTGCCCTGTGTATCTGAAAATTCCGGTAACTCAACATCAAAATCCAGTAAGTTATTGCGCTGTTTAGCTATAAAAGCCATGACCTGTGCTGCTTGTGTGCGCTGCAAACTGCGATACTCACAGTCAAACTGCCAGTACTGAGTAGCATATTGTTTGGTTTGACGACGACCACTGATACTTACACTGGTCTGACTGGGTATAATACTGCTCATAGATATTTTAACAAAATCTGTGATGGGTAAGGTGCCTGACATATTGTTGCCTTTATACTGTAGCTCTTCGACCGCGGTCGTTTTGTGCTTGTCTTATCATATTAATTATCATTGGTCGTCGCTCAGCCAGCAACTGGTCAAATCCTCGTGCATCCACAGTGTTCACAGTAAAATTAATATTGGTAGTGCCACCTAATTGGTTATTGGGTGTGACCATGCCTCCACCACTGGGTGCAGTTATGAGCTCCGGACCGCGTTCCCCAACAATATACTGTTGACCTCCCACTATACTACCGCCTAGGGCCTTACCCTGATAGGTCTGCGACCTAATCTGTGCGACCTGCGCTAGACCTGCAGCTACCACTGCGGCAGCTGCCAATACATTGAATGGGGGAGGATAAGTAGCAAGGGCTTTTGTAGCACCCATGTAAGTATTCATAATGGCATTGGCAATGTTAAATGCCTTGGCTGCTTCAAACGCACGACGATTATAACGACCTAAACTATCGAATATGGTTGCACCTTGCTGTAGGGCAAATTGCGTTTTTTCCATTTCTGATTTCTGTTCGAATGCAGCTCGTTCACGGGCCATAGCTTTAGCATTTTCCAGCGTGAAACCCTGACGCTGTAAATCCTGCTGAAACATACTCTGACGCATGGCATTCAGTCGTTCTTGTTGTTGCACTTCTAGATCATAGATCTGTGTTTTTAGTATTAATTCCTGATTGGCCATAGTGAATTGCATATTCATTGTTTTGGCAATATTTGCCGATTGCAATTCGAACATGGTATTTTCAAAAATTAATTCCTGATTAGCCTGGTTATAGCTTAACTCGCTGAGTTCCTGTAATTGTTGTAATCTTATTTTAAATAGTTCATTCTGACGAATCAGTGCAGCATTTTCCAATTTAAACTGTTCGTCCAATTTTGTTCTAGTAAGTTGCATTTCTGCACTTATTCTATCACGGCTGTATTGAGTGGTTAGTCTGCTTAGGGCATCCTGATATTGCTGTTCAGTCATTAAACTATTCTGAATGAAATAATTTTCCAGTGCGATTTTATCTGTAATGAATTTTTGTTCTACAGCAATTCTTGGGTCTGAGGCCTGTGCACTGGATTTTATCACGGATTCACCAGCCTGTCTTATTTCATCGTTCAGAGTTCGAATTCTTTCATATTGCTGTCGCTGTTGTTCAATGGCATGTAATTTGCGCATTTCATCGTTGGTAACTGCCTGGGAATATCCAATTAATTTACCCTGACTGTCCGTTATTTCTTTTACCAGGGCATTTTCCAGTCGATACATTAGAGCAACTTGTTCATGTTCCCGACCGGTGAGGCCAGCTAGCACCATTTCTTGCTCTGCAGATTTTATTAATTGACGGTAACTGGCTTCACGACTGTTTTGGGCTTTAATTTGCAAGCCTTCAATTTCTACTTCGCGTCGACCTTTCCGCTGGATTTGATCAGCAATGTGTTGTTCAATGGCAGCTTGTTGCATTAATAGACCATTAATTTCGGACTGATCCACTACTATGGATCCGGTAAGGCCTAGATATTCTCTAACTCGATTTACTACTCTATCCCAGTAGGTATAAAGAGTTGCACCAAGTCCTGATAAAGTGGCAAAAACCGTTGGGTATTCTTTAGCAACATAAGTCAGTCTTTCGTATAGTTCTCGTAATAATTGTTTGAATGACTCCCAAGGGCCTACATTAAAGCGTGGAGTCATTCGGACATAGTCCCTTATGGATTCATATGTTTTCCTTGCAGTCGTGCCTAAACTGGCAAATCTTGCGGCTACAGTAGCGATTATACCGCCAGTAGCGGCTAGTGCAGTTCCAAACCTGAATCCTAGAGCTGTTACTGCAACAATTAACCCTACTTCCAATATGCCCTTAATTATGTTCATGCTGGCTGCTAAACTATCTACAGCCTGTGCTATGCGTATAATAGCATTAGCCGCAGTGCCAGCACCACCAGTTGCGCGATCCAGTTCACCAACAAAATTGGTAAAGCTATTGCTTAACACTGTTAGTGCCTGACTGATGGTGGGTAGTGCTCGCGCAAAATTACGCTCTATCTGATCTGCAGCAGCGGCCACACTGTCAATTAAATCACGACCGGTAATTCGACCTTGTTCACCCAATAATTTTAATGCACCAACTGTGACACCGAATCGATTAGCTATAGCAATGGCCAGATCTGGCATGCCTTCCAGGATACTGTTTAGTTCATCGCCGCGAACTGAATCCTGTGCCAGTGCCTGTCCCAATTGCACTAGGGCACCACTTGCTGCTTGTGCACTGGTGCCACTGGCACTTAAACTTTTGCTGATTAATTCTGTGGTGCGTAGAGCTTGTTCATTGTTTACACCTAGATCTCGGGCACTACGAGCAATGGTAAAATATAGTTGACCGGTATCGGCCAGTGGAGTTCGTGCTGTGTTAGCTATTTGTGTGATACTGCGAAGGGTGCCAGCTACATCGCCCTGTGCCACAGCGACCTGGTTAAGTCTATTGGTCAGTGTGGTGCTGACATCTGCGATACTGGCCAGAGCGCGAGCGGTGCCCACAGTAACAACGGCAGCCAGTGCTGTTTGTAAATTACCCAGTGCTCGTTCTGCCTGTGTGGTATCAGCACGGACTTTAATTGTTGCGGTGTCGGCCATTTTTTATCAGTTCCTTATTTCTTTCCTGCTCTATACGGAAAAAAGCAGCCCAGCATTTTAATTCGAATTGGGATAGATTCATTCCTTGCTCTAATGTAATTCCGATTTCACGACAGACCTGCATTAGAAAGTAAATGTCACTATCCTGTTTTAGTTTTTTTCTATGTCCTCAACTGAATCTGTATCCACTCCATTTAGTGCTGAGGCAATGCGTATAACAATCTGTGGGTCAACTTCATTCAACAGTGTTATGCGATCTGCAGCACTGAACATGCGATGGCCTTCCGCAGTGCGAGCTTTAACAATTAGGCTCTGCACCAAGGCATCCACTGTCTTGCCTTCTTGCTGTAATTTTAATATGGTGCTTTCGTCTTTAAGAGTGCTGGTTGGATAGTAATACACAGTGGTGTTCCATTCTGGCACTTCGATGCTGCGTAAACTGCCATCCAGTCTACTTCTAAAATGTTCGGTTGCTTTCTGTAATACTGAGTTTGTCATTGTTAATACCTTCTAGCTATTTGATTAATTGCGGGTTGCACAATACCCCGGGGTGCTTGACGACTACTACCCTGATCAAGCTGCCGAATATAGGGTCGTGCATTTATTATGGTTGTTTTCAGGCCACGGCCTTGTGATTGCCAGGCGGCTCGGGCAGCACCAGAACGAACTGGGGTAAGAGCTCGTGCTGCAGTCTGGAACTCACGCATTACCTGTTCAGTAAATGCCCCCAGTTCCTGTTGTAATCCAGGTAAAGATTGCGTATCTATCTCGACCCGGATCACTGATCAGCTACCTGTGGCATCGGTAAGTGTCATTGCGCCATTGCCAGTAAAGCTAATGGTGCCTTCTACCATACCGTCTAGGCTGGTGCTAACACTTAGGCCGGTAACAATAATACTACCGGCGATTTTTGGATATCCGGCAGTGGCACTATTGCCAGCTGGATAGCCAATAAATGCAGCACTGTTGCCCACTGTGATGCTGCTGATACCGGATACATTAGCAGTGGTGCCTCCACTTACCTGATTATAGTAAATGTCTGCGCTGCCTGACCACTCTTTTTGTGTTGAGTAGTGTGTTTTCCAGTCATCACCCATCACAGTTCTTTCCACTGTGTTATTGGTTAAGTCAATGCTGAAGCTACGGACTTCAGCAACTGCGACGCCCTGGATATATAGTGCGCCGTCTTGCCCTGTAAATGTTGCCATTATTCTGTCTCCTGTTGGGTTTTACTGCCAGTCTTAGGTGGTCGTAATACAGCAGCCACGGGAACATCAGCCTGATCAGGTGCACGCACATAACCTGCCTGTTCCCAACTAGCGACCTCACTGGGTGCTACCCAGCGAATTCCGCCACCATTTTGCATTGCGATTTTGCCTGTGGTGTCTATCATAGTTTAACTTTCCCCTCTTGTATATGTATAAAAAACTTCATAACTCATTACAAACTGACCATAAGGCGGTATGGTTGGTTGTAGTTCAATACCGGTAATTCGTGCATTCTTACTGTAATTATCCCGCTTACGATCCTGCTCTAGGCGATCTTCAATGGCTTCGATCAGTGTGTTGCGACGCTGATCGATTTCTACACCCTGAACATAACCAGTGATGGCTATTTCCAGTGTGCCACTGCGTGTGCGACTTGGTCGCATACTTTCGTCCAGTCTAGTTTCGCGTAATAATTCTACTGTGATGCAGGGAAATTGGCTATTGGCCAATTCCGCAGGCACAATTGGGTCGCGTGTAACAAATCCAATACGAGGATCGTCAATATCACGCAATTGTGCTACGATATCCTCTGCGATTTCGTTGCGAACGCTCATCGTTGCAACCTCAGGAAGTATTGAGGTTGGCGTTCCCCAGCTTCTACAGTGCCATCATCATTGTAATCATACTCTACTCCATCTTGCAATACCAGCTGAAATTCGCGTTCAAATTGAGTGGTGAAATGCTGCATCATCTCTTTGAATTTGTCACCTTCAGGTTGGAATTTGCTTAATTTTGGTAGTATATGATCGGCCATGCACAAATATACTGCTGCGCGAGTGAATTGGCTTACAGTTAGTAAGGTGTCATCCATCTCCACAGCAATGCCTCGAACCACAATGTCATACCTATTGCTTTTCCAGGTAGGCCACCAACGAATTCTTAGTTGCCTATATATGTCCTGTTCAGTCTTAGCTATTTCATCGGTAAAATCTGTGATGCCATAGTCTAAAACATCGGGCACATATTCTTGGATATCAGTTATTGTAAGCATGGTCATTGTTTATGTTCCTCGAGGGTGGGGGGGAATATATTCCCCCCAGCCAGTTTAGATAATTCTATTGCCTGTGATTTTAACACCAAACTGACTGTTAAGGGTAGCTGCACCCTGCACAGCAGTCAGCATAATATCAGTAGCGCGAGTCTTAGCCTGACGCTGTGTTTCTAATGCAATACCGCCTCGAATTGCATGAGCCAGTGCCATAGGACTGAATACACCTGCCACAGCATTATTGCCACTGGTAGGAACAAGAGCTGATTCTAACACTGTGCAACCAGCGATGCGACCAATATAAAAGTCCATAAGAACATTTTCACCAACCTGGCTGAGGCTGGGGATATTGCTGCCACCGGCTAGTGCAAGTTCTTTCTTTAGGTTGTAGGCAACACCAGGATGCACAACAGCATAGAAAGGACCGGTTAATTTGCGACTGCGTAATGTTGCAACGGCTTGTAGAATACTGTCCACAGTAACTTCTGCATTAACATTTGAGCTAATTTCATCGAAATCAGCAAATTTAGTGAAAACACCAGTATCCATTTTTTCTGCAATAGCACGACCGGCTTGTAGGCCTAGGTCAGCGATAACATCGCGTTGTGCGCTGTCACGCAAAAGGTCGGTAACTTGGAAATAAGTTCCGATTTCTGCTAGTGTTAAGCTTACACTGGTTGTATTGGTGTTAGCTTGTGTAGGGTCAGTGCCTTCTGTGAGGTCAGCTGCACTTACTGATGCATATACTGGGATTTGTAAAACTTTACCGGCATTAGCTGGGTAAGTTAATGCAGTAACGATTTGACGGGCTACGCTGTTTTCATATGCTGCAAATTGTGCGTCGCCCAATAGGTTCGTGAATAATTCACTGTTAATTGTGGTATCATTGGCCATTTTTAATCTCCTTAGTGTTGGCGTTGTTGTCTATACTCTTTGTATAGTTTGCGGTCCGCAGCATTATCCATGTTCAATTTTGTAATATCAATTGCACCGGCGCCTGTGCCTCCGCGTTGACTTTGTGTGCCTGAACCTGCAGGTGTAGCCTGAACAAAATGTGGATTCTGGTCTAACCATTCTGTGACGAATTGGGCCAGATCCATACTTTGCCCTTTATCCGTATATCTTAATTTGCCAGTTTGGGGATTAATTACTTCCACTTCACCGCCTTCATTAAGACGAACCTGATCCTTTAACAATTGAACCACCTGACTGGGATTAACCGCACGATTACGACTGGCTAAATCCAACAATCTACCATCAATTTTTACAGTCTGTAATTCAGCCTGCAATTGCTTAATGGTCTGGTCCTTTTTGCCCACAGTTTCCTGTAGTATGGATTCAAATTCTGCACGGGTTTGTGCTGCTTGCATCCTACCGTTCTCTTCGGCTTCTACTAGCTTGTTGTAACGATCGAGATCCACATTGCGATAACGCTGTTCAAATCGTTTGCGCTCCTTGGCCACTCGTTCACTTACAATTTCATTAACTTCATCCTGTGTGAAAGAACGAAGTCGTGCATCCTGATTTTGCTCATCGCCGGATTCAGTATCACCGCCCACTAATTGGTTGTCCGTCATTTTGTCCTCTTGTTGAGTATAACCCGGTATCAAACCGGTATGTAGCAATTATTTATACCTTTACGACCTGCCGCCAGTGTGCATCTTAAT